GATCCTTCTTTAATTCCACATACAAACCATTTAAATATTGATCAAATATTTGATTGTCTAAATTTTTCTTATCAGCATTATCATACCCATGAGCATTAATATCTTCTACTTCTTTTGAAGTTTTAGTTTCATCTGCTTTTACATTTTCTTCAAAAATCCGAATCCAATCTTTTTTAGATTCATCTTTTAAACTACCAATAGCAGGAATTCCTACTATATTTTCAGAAATTACTCCTTTGTTTTTAAGGATAGTTTCTGCTTCTTTAAAATTAGAAGAATTAGTAAGTAAATTAGGATAAAGACGTTTTGCCTCTTTAAGAAAAACATCTTTTTCTCCTTTACCTTCAGTAATTAATTTATATTGGTTTTGTAGAGATTTCATGATTTTAATACTTTTATAATATCTTTAAAATAATCTTTAATTAAATCAGTAGGGTATAGAATAGCTTTATTAGGTTTAATTTTATACTTTTCTATAGTATCTTTTTTAGCTGCTTTTAACATATCATTTACTTGGATAAGTTGTTTTTGAATATCATCAAAAGCTTGAATCCTTTCTTCTATAAATTTTTTAGTAGCAGGGTCAATCTCTTCTATTTTAGGCTGATCTTGAGTTTCTTCATCTTCCTCAGTTAAGAGTTCAATAAAGAGTTTTTTTAACATTGATTTTTTATCCTTTTTCATATTTTAAAATAGATCTTTATAATCAATACCCTTAGATTGTTTACGAAGTTTATCTCTATCTACTAATTCATATCCCATTTTTAAATATTGAGATACTGGGGGTTTAGAATCTTTTTGAGCAAATGCATATTTAGTTAAATAATTACCTCCTGCAGCTGTAGTGGAAATCTCTTTAACTTTATTTTTAATAATTTCTCTTACATTAGATTCACTTAGTTTACTTTTAGATTTAATCCTTTTATAATCATCAGGATATTTTTTTCTTAAGTGAGTTCTATAAGTATTAAATATTCTATTTAAATCATCAGCTAATTTATTTAATACTTGATCTTTCATAATAATAGCCTTGATATTGGTATCTGTCACCCCCGCTCCATTAGCTACTTCATCCATAGCCATTTTGGCTTTCTCTAGATAATCATATACTAGATCAAAATCAGGTAAATAAACTACTTCAGATTCTGAGGATCCAGTTTGAGGATCTATTTCTGTATCTCTAAATTCAAATCTAGCCATTTGTTTTATCAATTTCCTCCATTAAAGAATAATATTGAAGTAAATTTACAATATCATCATTCTTAATAAATGTTCCTTTGGGAATTTCTTTAATTAGATTAATAATTTCATTAATTTTAATACGAGTAGCTTTATCCTTAATTTTTCTAGATTTTTTAGTTAGTTCTTCTTTAATTTCAACTACTTTTCCATTATGGAAATCTCGTAATCTAGAAGTAGAATCTACTGATGTTATATAGGTCTGAAGTACTTTCTTTTGGTTTTCATTTAAATTGGCATACTTGCCATTAAATTTTTCTAACATAATACGATAAGTAAGGATTTTAGTATCTCTATCCTCCTTGGAAAATTCTTCCATTAACTTATCTTTAACTTCTTTTTTATCAGGAATTTTATTAGAAATAGTTTCTAGAATAGTAAATTTATTATTAATTATATCATCAGTATCAATTAATTTTTCATCATCACTATAAGCTTCAATCAAAGTATATAAAGCAGCATATCCCTTATAATTAGATATTTTAGTTTTAAAGAAATCATCTAAATCATAATATTTTTTAATTTCATTAATTAGATTGTATTTCTCTCTTTTTAACTTAGTTCTATTAAGTTTTTTAGAAGATTCTAAAATAGTATTTAATAAGATATCAGCTTTAGTTTCAGATAAAGTAGAATTTTTAAATACAGTTTCATATAACTTATACTCTTTACCTAATTCAGTATTAGTAAAATTTGATCTAAGAATATTAATTGCATTAGATTTACTCTCAGATAAAGTCTCAGCAGTAATCTTACGGATTAAAAGTTCAAAAATTAATCCAGTATTTTTATACTTTGAGTGTTTAATTTTCATTTGTTAATAAGGGTATATTAATAAATATTATAAAACTTTTATTCCTTAATTTGATTCTCATTTAATAGAGATTCTTTATCTTTATCAGATTCAAACACAAGTTGTTTTTTATTAACTGGAATAGAATCTAGGAATTTTTTATGTTTTAAATATTCTAACTTAGTATCTAAATTATATTGTTTAGACTCATCTGTATTATCTTTCATTCTACTAACTCCTAATCTATCTCTACCTAATGGATCTTGTTGAGTGTTAATGAATGAAGCTTTTTCTTTAGGTCTACCTAATTTCTTCTCATCATATCCTTCTGGTACTTCAGGATCAGAATAATATCTTCCTTTTCCATATTGAGAAGCTAAATCATGAGGAGTTCCATAACTTACACCTGATATATTAGGATCATTACCTTCATTTTCAATTTGGGTTAATCTAAAATTACGTTTAACATCTTCTCTAATTAAATCTCGATATTCATTATATTCATCTTCACTAACATCAAACAATTTATCATAAACCCAATCAGAAGGGAATAACTTATTTTCCAATATAGTATTAGCTAAATCTACTTTTTCTTTAAGTAAAGCTACTTTTTCTTGTTCAAATATAATAGAAGGTCCTGTTAACTCAATCTCAAAATTAGTTAAACTTTCTCCTTCATAACCCTGAGTATATAAGTGGACTAATGCTATTTTGTATAATTCAGAGACAATTATTTTTTGGATTCTTTCTACAGTTCGAGCAAATCTTATGTCTTGAGCTGCTAAAGTAGCTTTACCCTCTAGATTCTCATCATAACCCATAAAGGCTTTAGGAACTTTAAGAGCAGCAAATAATTTATCTCTTAAATATTTAACGTCTTCAATTCCATCCCATTGTAAACCACTTAAATTTTCAATTTTAGTAGCAGAATCATTACCTCTCATAGGAATATAAAAATCCTCAAGTAGATTTTGCATATTATATTTTAAGTTATAATCCCCAGTTTGTTGGTCAATATACGGGGTACGTTTCATAGTAGATATAGTCTTTTGAATAAAATTATCTACTTCTGAAGGAGGAATAGAACCAATGTTTATATAGAAAATACGTTTTTCTGGGGCTCTTACAATTCTATGAATTAACATAGCATCTTCCATTAAAACATATTGTTTAAATAATTTACGAGCTGGTTCTATATAAGAACGTCCATAAGGGAGATAATTTACATCAGATAATAATCTAAAGTGGGCTACTTCATAATTATCAAAAATAATTTTTCGTCCAGTATCTATAGTTTGTGATGGGGTAATATAACCACCATAGTAACCCCCATATTGTCCACTACCTGCCAATCCATCAGGATCAAATATAAATCTTACAGCATTAGGATTATCTTTAGTATAACCTTCTTCTCTAACAATATTATAAGCTGTATAAGGAATAACATTATACACTCCAAATTTTTCAGCTATTTCTAATTTTAAGAAAAAATCTCCATACTTACACATTTGACGTACCCAAGACCACAAATTGAATTCAATATTTAGTACATCATAAAATAAATTATAAAGAATTTTTTGAATATTTTCATCTGTAGACTTAATCCTTAAAACCTCTCCTTGTTCACTTTTTAAAGTTGCTTCATCAGCTACAATATCCAAAGCCGAGGCTATAATAGCATCTGTATCCATAGCTTCATAATCTGAATAAAGTTGGGTTCTAAGAACTTGATAATTAAGGCCTGGGTTATATATAGGAGCAACATTGGTTGTGTTAAGTCTACTAAATCTATCAATTAGAGAATTAGTTTGAACTTTACCTGCTCTTTGTATTTGGTTGGAGTCAACTACTTTTAATTGACTTCCTCCTATATTTCGGATAATTACATCTGTAGAAAATAAACGCTTTAATCTTGAAAATACGTCTTTATTTATATTATTATTCATTAGATTTTGTAATAAATATTAAAATAACCATCTAAAATCTTCTTTCCCACCCATTCCATTATCCATATGGTAAGGATTATCTGAACCTCGAGAAAAAGGAGAAGTAGAATTAGTACCAATTCGATTAACAGTCATATTATTTAATGCTTTTTTAGTTAATTCTAGACCCTGATCTTTAAATCTTAAAGCTGTATCTCTAATATACATTCCTATTGCAAAACTCATTACAAGATCATCATTATAATCAGGTTGTGCTTCTGCTCTACCATTTCTCCATATAAAAACTTTCATTTCTTCTATTAATCTTTTAGATTTAATAATAACTCCTTTATCTCCTATATATTCAACAAATTTTGATATTACCATAGGACGAGTTCTGGTAGACATAGTAAAACCAGGAGTCATATTATGGTTATTATCATAACCTCCATTAAGATAAGAATCAACTGTGAAAGAATCACTCTTAGGTGAATAATAAAGATTTTTATATTCTCTATCTATAATAGTTTGAATAGTTGCCCATCCTATATTAGCATTTTCTACTACTAGTAAAGCATTATTATATTCAGTAGCAATTCCTACTAATAAATTACCAAAATCTTTAGTGGAAATTTGTCCTTTATATTCTGCTACCTGAGT